TGCATTCATTCCACCTTTAATCATTAAGTCAGCACGGCTAGAGATTGAATAGTGAACATGAGCTTCAGCACCACCAACAAAGTTGTAGAATTCACGGAATCCTGTTCTTGTTTGGATGTCAGAAAATCTTTCACCATACTCTCCACGGGCAGAACCTTTACGGAATACTTTAGTACCATTAGCCAAGTACTTGTTATCCAAGTATTTGTTGTTGTCATTATCAACTAATTGTACTGTATAGATGTATCCATCTCCAATAGGAAGGATATCTTCTGAAGGTACAATGTACATCTCAGCTCCATTGTATTTGTCATAAGTGATGATATCACCATGTCCAAATTCTCTGCGGCTTAATTTGATGCGGAATGTAGTTCCATCCACACCTTTAAAGTTATTGTCTGGTTCAATATCCTCAATGATGTAAGGTAAGTCTACAGACACTGGAGTCTGCCACTTATACTCACCACGAGCATTATCAACCATAATTACATTCTTGCCACCAAATGAAGACATTTGATAAAGTGGCATTTCAACTTTCTGAGCCATAGCCCATAAGTCAACTGGGCCTAAGTCCATAGGCTCAGCATCTTTCAGCATGTTAACCAAGTGGTAAGAATCCACATGGGAACTTGCGTTGTAAGAGGTATCCCGGAGGAATATACCATTGTTTAAAACTGGAGTTGCCATTTTTATTTGTTATTTAAATTGTTACTAATTAAAATCTCTTGAACATATTAGATCTTGAGATGGTTCTTTGAGGTTTTGCGGTTCCTCTCTTTTGTTCTTCATACTCATCAGTACTAGAAGATGAAGAGATTTTCCTAGACTCCTCTGTCTTTAATTGTCTTACTGTTTTTTCTACAGCTGCTTTACCGCCTTGGTCTTTTAGTTTACTTTTATATCCATCTGGATCTGCAAGTAACCAAAGTGCCTCAGCAATAAGATCATGTCTTGGTTCAATAAACTGATATTTCTCAAGTAAATGTCCAAGCATGTTTGTTTGTTTACCAGAAATTGAAGGGTAGTTAGGCTGAACTAATCCTGAGTATAACATACTCTGAATTTTTTTGTCAAGCTTAACACCGTTTATTTCACCAGTTGCTAAAGTATTATATACATTATCTGTATATTGTTTAGCTTGTTTAGCCTGTTGTTCTTTTCTAGCTTCTTGTTCTGCAAGTTGATTTGCTACAATCTCATCTTGCATACGGTCTAACTTAGGTTTAAACTGTTTAGCTTTTTGCTCAAGTTTACCCATATCAGCCCAATCATCTATCTCAGATTCAATCTCTTCTGGAGTACCAAATTGTGTTGCATATAAATACTGTCTTGCAATTTCTGCTTGATCATTCTCACTTGTAGGATCTAGTTGTACTATTTCTTCTACATAAGCTAATGTTCTAAACAGACCTTTAAGATCTGTACCTCCGTCAGCAACATACTTGGCTGCAATTTGAAGTTCTTCTGGAAGAGAGTTAAAGAATTCTTTTGGTGTGTCTTCTCTAACTTTATTTTCTCTTTCTTGGAAGTTTGCTTCAAATAACTCTCTGAAATCTTTAGTAGTATATTCTTCTAATGGTTTATCATCATCAAAAGGAATAAGTGTACCTTCCTCAATCATTTTAGTTGCTAACTCTGCAAGACCTGATTTATCTACTTTAGGTCTACCTTTGTTACCAGCATCTTCTTCTTGAGAAATTAAGCCATCAAGTTCAGCTATTGTTTCTTCAACTTCAATTTTCTTTTCCTTAGCTTCCTGTCTTTCTTCAGGAGTAGCCTTGGGGTTGTCAAGGAACGTAGTATCTACTTCTTCTTTAGAAAATAGATTTTTAGGTTTCTCTTCAGTTTTACCATCTTCAGGAAGCATTACACTTTCTGCACCCGGCATGCCAAAGATCTCATCAATGTTTACATCTACTTGATCTACCTTTGTAGTATCAAGGACCTGGGTTTCCCCAGTTGGATTGTTGGTTGTTTCCATGTTGTTGGTTTTTAATTATACTTTAATATACAAAATAAACTTGACAAATTTAAAAGAGCTCAGATATTTTTTTGCACTATATAGCTAAGTCTATTTTTTCTTATCATTTTTATCTGACTTGTCATACTTGTTTTTGTTCTCTCTAGCTATCTGTAACTGCTTATCTGCTATTTCTCTTTGCACATTAAGCTTTTGTCTTTCAATATCCAGCTTTTGAGTTTCTCTGTAATTCTCATTAGTTTGCTTTTCTCTCTGAAGGTTCATTTGTGATTCATACTGTTCAGTTTGTCTTATGTCCTTCATAGCATCTTGGAAGTCAGATACTTGATTTTGATTTACATCTGCCATAGCACCATATCCAGAAGCTCTGATTTCAGCTACTGTAATATCTTTCTGAATCATCTTATCATCTCTTTCAGCAGCAGCTTGGATTTCCATCTGTTTTTGTTTTTCAGCTGAAGCAAGTTGTTCTTGCTGCATTTGTTGTGCAGACTGTTGCTCTTGTTGTTTTTGTTGTGATTGTTTTTCTTCAGATGACTTAAGTGCATTATTAAGTTCAGAAATAGAGTCAGACTGAATAACTTTACCAAGATCATATATAGATGCTCCTGTAGTGTTATTCTGCATTGCCATTTGTTTTAATTGTTCTAACACAGCTCTATGGTTTGCCGTAGTTGTGCAGAATATATTTAGGTCTCTCAAAAGTAAATCAGTTCCATTTACTTGAAAATTAACTTTATCATCAGCTCCTGTGATATAACTTAATCTAGTGGATGGTTTTGTAGAATGATAATATTGAGCAAGGTCAGTACGCATTTGATGCACCCTAGGCATTAAGTAATCACAGTGTTGAATGAAAAATACTTCTGTTTGAGCATATGATGCTGCAGCAGCTTGTTCTACTCCGGTAGCTGTCATTTGAGATAACTGCTGTCCCATCCTTTGAGGGTTTACCCCTATAACTTCATAAGCCTGTTGCTTAAAGTGATTAGCCAACTGAATCCTAGACATTAATCTTTCTGTCTGAGATAGATCAAGTTTTTGGAAATGCTGGAAGTTTAATGCATTCTCTGTATTTGTGATAGATGTATCTAGAGGAAGCATCTGGAAATTCTTCATGGCAACATATGCTTTTGCCAAGTTTCCTTTACCCCAATCTTCTCCTAGTGAATGTCGTGGAAGAGTGTTCTGATCTAACATAATGATAGTACCAAGCTCATCAACTAAGATGTCTGCAATCTGATTGTTAACTATATTGTAACCAATCTGATATGGCTTCATTAAGTCAAGTAATGCAGTTGACTTAGTATTCCTATCTGAGAACACAGCACCTTCCACCGGTAACTTACAACCATATAAAGTACTGTCTCCTTTAAACTGAAACTTTAATGGTCCAATATGATTCTTATCTATACCAATATAGACAGGTGAAAATCCTCCTGGATTATTCATACCCCAGAATGAAGGTATGTTTGGGCCAATCTTTATACCACCCCAAGTTTCATTAATCCAGATCCAATCAATATGTTCTCCATACACTAGATTATCTTTTGTTTTGTTTTTAAACAATCTAGTATCATAGACAGGTTTGTCTTCTACTTTATAGTCTTCAGTTATTATCTCATTTATAACTTCACCATTCTCAGCTATTTTAGTGAGATGCCCAATCTTCCGCTGAGACTTCCAGTAACCTGTAGTTACTCTTAATAGATATGCAGTACCTTGATCAAAGTAATCTTCTCCCTCAGACATTATTTGAGCTATAATATCTCCTCCATCTAGCACTGATCCTGCACGCATTGTGGTATACTGTCTGTATGCTAATGAAGGCATGTTAACATTCCACTCATGACTTTTGGTTCCGTCATAGTATGTACCATCATTTTGATAACCACCAACTATATAACCACCGGATCTGATAGGATAGATTGCTTCTAAAGCCTCTAATTGATCTTTAGTCATAGCATAACCATATCTGTCAATTACATCAGCTACAGTCATCATATCTATCTTACCTACCCAGTTACCTTGTGATATATATCTAGCATCTGGTGACTTGTGATAAAATGTAATAGGCGGATTCCACAACTCTACTTCATAATCATCTTCCATCATGCGGAAATGCCAGAACTCTCTATCTGTAATAAGCATGTCACGGAAACCTCTTTCTTCAAGTTCATCCATCTTAAATCTCTCAACATCTACTTTATGTTGATGGGATGCCCACTGTTCTGCCATAGATCTGTAGTCTTTCTTAAAGAATGATTCTATTTCAGGAAGAGATTTGAGTTTGTCAGGATTTAATTCTGCTTGTGCTTCTTCAGAATCAGGATCTAATCCTTGTTCTAATAAAGCTGCAGTAATCTTAAGTTGAGCATCAGCTAAAAGAACTTCTTCAACAGCTACTCTTTTTTGCTCTAGCATTTCATTATAAGAGTATTCATCTACTGCTCTATAAACAAGCTTAGTTGATCTCTTTGCAAATTCAGCTACTAGAACATTAATAACATTTGGGATGATAGGATAGAACTTTAACTCTAATGCAGAAGCATCTTCTTTTGTTAGTACTTCTACTATATCTCTATAATCATTATCATCTTCAACTATGTAGTCTGATCTGTCTATTACACCTTTTGCAAGTTTGTAGTTCTTCATTAATCTGCGGGCATTTCTGCGGATTTGTTTCAAACCATTCCACTCCAACCAGTCAAGGTTCCATGCTGCCCACTCATCATCTTTATCTTTTTTTAATAAAAACTGTAAAGGCTGAGTAATACTACCCATTCTGTTATGGGAAGTTTTAACACCTTTCTTAGCTTGTAATGCGTTTATTATTTGCATATCACTTATTTAAGATTCTTAAATGGGGATCTTTTAAATCCCTGTCCTCCAGAATAAAAAGATTTACCCATATGCCGGAACGGACTACTCTTTAATTTAAACAAATTTTCTGACTTTTGCAAGTTTTTAGCTGCATCATCCATGATTGTTCTTCTTGTATAACCTCTATTAGACTGCTGTATTTTCATAAATGCAACAAGTGCACAGAATGAAACTAGCCTATCCACGTTGACTCCATCTGCATATGCTCTCATTTCTTTAAGTAACATAGGGTCAGGAATCCTTTCTATACCATATTTAGTTCTAACAATAGTACCATCTGTCTTTGTTTCTATATCTAATTCTTCTTTAGTATATTCTATAGCATAACTAAGAAGGTGAGCTTTGAATAAAGTACCAGTGTTTTTCCAGCCATATTCCTGGAATACATTAGCATTAGCTCCTAGATCTTTTAAGAACATAATCTGACTCTTAGGTACTAAGTATCTTTGTTTCTTTCTAGATATCATATACTGGATGAATAATGAGATGTTATTCTCTATTACTGTCCATGCATTATACCACTCTATAATTAGCTCTAGTCTCTGGTGTGTTTTATTAATATCATCAAACCTTCCGCACCAGGCAGCTACAATCTTATCTGGTTCTATATAAGTCTCTGTTTCTGTACCTGTTACTTTAGTTACTTCTACTGGTGCTTTCATTACATATATAGAACATAATGATTCTGAAGTAGTTGTCTTACCTTCAGACACGGGGTCAATAGATGCATAATACTGTCCAAATGCAGGATCTTTTATTGGTCTTTCCCATACAACAAGTACACCTGTTTTATCCTCTGTATTCTTAGTTACAGGGAATTCCATTATAGGTCTTTTATTAGAGGATCTAACACTAGGTTTCCCATTCTCATCTGTTGAGATATCTAGAAACTCATATGCATATTCTTTATCTTCTATTCTTCTTTCCTGAGCTGTAATAAGATGAGTTGGGAATACAGATACTGTTCTGTGAGCAAAAGCTTCTTCTATATTTCTAGGATGCTGAGATATTCTTAACTGGTATGTCTCCGGGTCAAGTTCTTTTTTCCAAACTTCAAATTGTCTGTCTAAAGCTTCTAAGGCTTCAGTAACAAGTGAGTTACCATATTTATCTATATATGGCGGCATAGACCATTGTTCAGGGATAAACAGTCCGGATAAACCAATAGTACCTTTAGAGTCTATAAGATTTGATTCTACAGAATATACATCATTGTCTAAAGGTTTTACAATCATTTTCCTTAATGGCTCACATTGAGATAAATCACCCACAGATCCTGCAGCTATAAACATTCCTGTAGTAATTAAACCAGATCTCATGGCAGGACGCATATACTCATATGTCTGATCCATCTTAGGAGCAATCCCGGCCTCCTCATGAAAGAAATATTTAACTGGACCACCGACACCATTTGTAGGATCCTTTTCAAATGACATACCTTGTATAGTACCTTTAAGACCTACCTCAGCTTTTCTGTTACCTTTTCTGACTTCAATCTTCTGTTGCCACATCATTACCTTATCTGGTGACATTGGACGGTACCATGCTGTATGCTCATTTAAGAATGCTGCATATTCCTGTAGGAATTTCCAGGAACCTTTCTCATTTATATAATCTTTAAGACTTGCTCCAATCTTTAGTGTAACACCCGCTTCAAACCATTGCTGGTTTATAAGCTTACCCATATGGTAGTAGGAAGATGCTATCTGACGTTTCTTTAAGATAGCTACATGCTTATAGTTTAGTTCTGCTAGTAGTTCATATAAAGCCATATGATACTGAGCATCCCGGATATCAGCAAATCCAAATTGTTGTATCTCTTTGTTAAAGATAGGTAGGAAGTTAAGCCACATGTAGTACTCTCTTGCTAAAAACCAAGCTTTAGTTCCGTGCTTAATTAGTAAACCCTTCCTGCATTTAGCTTTCTGGTCATCCCAGTAGTTAATAAAGTCTTTTGATTTAAAAGGAGCTGTAGTGTATATACCAAGCTTTCTAAACTTATTTGATTCTGATACAAATAACTCTGTACTAACTTCATCAAACTCATACTGACCGGGTTCCTTAAATATTGAACGCAGATATGTAGCAAACTCTTCTCTGCTATCAAAAGATGTGGTAGTCCAATTACCATTATCCCAAGTTGGTATGTCTTCAAAGATTTGACTCATGACTAACTATCATATGCAAGACCCTGACCACCACGGACTTTACTTTGTTGTTCATCCTGTAGATCCTTGTAGACACCTTTAAAGGATTGTCTGATACCATCAAAGTCTTTTGCTAATGCTCTTATCTGAGCTATGTTACCATCTTTACCATCAGTAATCTGTGCAGTAGCTAGGTAATTAGATATTCTATCTAGTGCTTTCTGCATACCCCCGTACGCGCGGGAGGTTGGAGTTTCATATAGTTTCTCACAGAATCTTAATGCATTGTATATCTCAGTATCTTCTGTAGAGAATTCTGCTTCTATCTCCCGCATGATTAATGATTCTTTCTCTATATGTGGTGTATGGAAAAATGGATTCATATCTGGATCCGGACATGTCATATAAAACAGATACTGATATATTTTAAGATAGTCATCAGGATAATCATCCATTATATCTTTAAGAGACTTCAGTGTGTAACAGTGTTCAGTAGGAACAACTGTTTTATTCTGTACATCAAATAGTTTAATCAGCATTTTTATTTCTTTTTAATTTTGGCTTTGTTATCATGAAGATAGTGAATAATAGCATGCACTTCATCTACTAAATAAGGTACTTCCATTGGTATTACTTCTTTTACTATAGGTTCTCCATTGTCATCTAGTTTGGCAATAGGATATCCCCACTGATCTTCTTTTTTTACTTCAAATGTTATATGGTGTATAAATATATTTCCGGGTCTTAGTTTAGGATTATGCTTTAATATAATATACATATAAATGCTGAGCTGTAAAGCATAATGATAAAAGTTACAGTCATCTAAGTTATTTACAGGATGAGACATCTTATCAGATATACCTTCCCAGTTTACATATGACTCTTTCTTTATCTCTTTATTAGTTTTGTAGTCAATGATGTTTACTTTACCATTGACTACTTCCACTAAATCTGATTGTCCACAGATACCTGCTGATCTTAAATAGACCATATGTTCTGGATACACGCCTGGTTCTAATTTTTGTGATGGAGCTATCTTGACACCTTCTTTAACCTCTGCAGGTCTAAATACAGGTATAGTAGTTCCTTCTACACTTAATGATGCTAATGCACACAAGTCATCTTCTCTTTGGTTATGATACCATGTACCAAGAGTAGTGGATCTAGTAGATTCATTATTCCAGATCTCCTGGATAATCTTAGGATCTACTCCAGCCCATTTAGATCTTTTGCTTTTACTTACTTTCTCTGCTACTGCTTTAGCATCAAAAGGTTTTTTAAAATGGGAAACAAGTGTTGTAACACTTATCCAATCAATAGCTTCACCATCTATACTGGAGTAACTATGATTATCTGCATTAAATTTTATCATTTCTTTAATTGTTCTTTTTTCTGTAGCTATAATCTTTAGCATTGACTACTATACTCATATAAAAAAAGGTCTTATTGTTAATATCCCTACTGTAAAGCCGATGCTAAATGCTAAAGCAATAATTGCTCTTTCCTTAAATTTCTTAACTTCAATTGTATAATGGTTCATAGGTAAACATAAAAAAGGATTGATAAAAGCCATCATAACCATACCCATCCAATTTTCATTCATTAAGAATCTAAAACCTGCAATACTATTAGCTTCTAAAACTATTGCTGAAAAAAATACAATTAATAGTTTCCACCATTTTATACTGTACATAATACTAATCTTTAAGATTATCTAATTCTTCTTCTTGTTCTTCTGTAGCTATAGCATCCCATTTACCTAATGGGCACTCTGATGATAATGACCGGGTCTTAAATGCTAATGAGCATCCACACTCAGCACAACAGGGTTGTGTTTTCTTTACAGCACACTCTTTACCTTTAGTATCTAAGTGCTCACAGCCATCACAGATATCATGTCTCATCCGTGCTATGTCTTCTACAAACTCATCTCTAATGATTGAGTTCTTAATTCCTTCTAGGATACCTTTTCTATTCTCCCAGATTGTTTTTAGTACTGCTTTCATTTTTGTTTTTTTTAAATTCTTCTTTTCTTATTTCCTCTAAACTTATTTTATGTTCTAGTTCTATAAGCTGATCTAACTTTAACTCTAAGCCTTTTTTAGTATGGTAAGCTGTAAATGTTGAAGTATCATGCTCAGATAAATTTTTAGTAAATTTTGGTATATGAGATCTTACTAAAGTGGGTTTTGCTACAAAGTGACCTAAACCATCAACATTCATTCTTGGATATTTTAAGTTTACCAATGCTGACCTTATATCTTTGTAGTAGTGTTCAATAAATTTATCTATCAAATCCTCTTCAACATTTAAATCTTCTGACAACTGTTTATATAACTTATTGGCCTTCTTCGGTATCATTGCCTAAGAATTTATAGTCAAGTAAAATTGAACCTTTAGTCTGAATCATTAAGTTTGGATTCAGCATAATCAATTTCTTATTATCTGTATCTTTTATCACAAGATTGTTTTTCTCTGCTTTATTAATACAGTTTCTAACAGTCTGTGGTGATTTAAATATCCAATCTTCTTCTGCAGAAGCATCCAAACAAAAGTTTGTAAGTTCTATAGGTTCATTAAAACTTAACAAGGTAAGACAGTTCAAATCAGATTCACTCATAGTTATACGGTTAATATAACAGTGTGTGAGTATCTGAAATTTTACAACATCCCATTTAGGCATCTTGACACGCTTCTGTACCTGATTAACAAGTGCCATTATTAATTCTTTTTAAGCTTTCTTTTAGCTGTTTCAGAATTAACTCTACCTTCTAATTCCACACCTTCTTCATCAAGATCTTCTTCTAATGGTTCTGGATTGTTTATCTGATACATAGCCATTGCATACTGATGATCTGATTGAAGTCTTCTTAACTTAAGTTCAGAGATATCAGCTAATAACTTTTCATATTCAGCTTGTGCTTTTAAGTAAGGTAAGGCCTC